TCTCCTAATGAGCTTACTGAATATATTATTTCGCCAAGAGTTAATATAGAAGGCGATGGTAATGGAGCTCTAGCTTATTGCACTGTAGATCTAAGTTCAAATAATCCAAACAGAGCTATCACTTCGTTAGTTTTAGTTAACAGCGGACAAAATTATACTAGAGCAAATGTTACCATATCTTCAAATACTATCTATGGTAATGGTGCAGTAGTTCAAGCGCAAATAAGTCCAATAAACGGTCATGGTTATGACCCTTACATTGAATTAAATTCAATTTATGCTGGCATTTCTAAAAAATTTGATACAGCTGTAAATGAAAATTACAAAATTCCTGTATATGGATCTTACAGAACTGTTGGTATTATCAAAGATCCATACTTGCAAGAAGCTATTTTAGAATTAGAAAATTTTGACAGAAGTTCTCTGGAATATGATAACGCTACAGGCGTATTTACTATCGGAGAAATTTTAGTTCAAGATTCTTCAAACGCTGCAGGCGTAGTCGTAACTACAAACTCAAGTCATATAGAAATTAAAAATACAACAGGAACTTTTGTATTCGATGAAGCTAACACATCAAATGTTTCCACTACGATATATGGTTGGGCTTCCGGTTCTAATGCTCATCTTGTAAATGCTAACACCAAGTATTTTGTTCTTTCTTCAAATTTACAATCTATTTCAGAAATTACTCCTGGTGGAACTGCTGATATTAATCAGGTAATTTCTAATACTCAAATTAGGGTTACAAATATTCTTGGTTCTTTTGCCAAAGGCGATACCATATTTTCAGCCACAACCAATACTCATGCTAATATTTTATCTATCAAAACCAGTAATGGAACAGTAAATTCTACTTCCAATTTCGGTAACGTTATTAACCAAACCGCTAGAATTACTTTAACTTCTAATACTGGACCTTTTTCAAAATATGAATATGTTACTCAAGATGTGACATTTGCTACAGGTAAAGTAATAAGTACATTTGATGAGTTAGATATCGTTTACAATGCTGCAGCGCCATTTGTTGTTGGTGATATAATTTTAAATACAACTACTGGCGCTAATGCTATAGTAACGTACGCCAATACAACATCTAAGTATTTGAAACTAGCAGGCGTTACAACTACTAATGGATTTAATGAAACTACGAATAAACCATTTAATGTTGGCGATACTATCACAAACTTCGGTGCAACTAAATCTTCTACTATAAATAATATTTACAGTGTATTAGTTTTAACTGACGTTCAAGGAATCAATAGCAATAACACCACTCCTTTCTTGGGTAAATTCCAAATAGGCGAATATGCTATAACTGGCGATACCTCCGGAGCTGAAGCTAGTGTAACTTTAACTGATTCTGTAAAATACCCAGATTTTGTAAGAAACAGCGGTAAAGTTATATATTTGGAAAATTTGAGTAAATTCGATAAAACATCTACTTCTACTGAGCAAGTAAAAATCATTGTTAAATTCTAGAGGAACTAATGAGTTTAGAAACAGATCTATCTAAAAGCCCATATTTTGATACATTCAACGCCAATGGCGATCATTACCAAGTTCTTTATAGACCATCCGTTGCAGTACAAACTAGAGAGCTTAACGAGTCTCAGTCTATTCAACAAGACCAAATTAACAAATTTGGTCGACAAATTTTTACTGAAGGTTCTGTAGTTGAAGGTTGCCAACTTTCTTTTGATAACAATGTATCTTATATTAAAATCACTGATACATATTCAAACGGTACAGCTCTAACTGTTTCTGACCTTAATGGATTTTATGCTAGGAACTCAGCAAACGTTAATGCTGTTATCATAAATGTTTCTCAAGGATCATTAGCTAGATCGCCTGATCTTAACACTCTTTATGTAAAATACACTAGCTCTTCTGATGATGGCACACAAAACGTATTTTTTCCACAAGAAACTATTTCAATTTTTACTAGCTCAAATAACTTAATTGGCAGCGTAACTGTAGCTAGTAACGCTGTTTCTGGCAATAGTAATCCAACAGGCTCAGGATATATTGTCCATGCTCAAGAGGGCGTTATTTTTCAAAAAGGTTATTTTATAGCAACAGCCCCACAAAGTTTAATTTTAACAAAATACAGTAATAGACCAGATGGTGTTTCTGTAGGTTACAAAACTATCGAAACTATTGAAACTCCTGAATCTAATACATCATTGCTAGATAATGCAGCAGGAGCTCCTAATTTTTCTGCTCCTGGCGCGCACAGATTAAAGTTGACACCTACTCTAGTGTCAAGAGGAACTTTAGACACTTCAAATACTGAAACTTTCTTTTCTATTGTTGATTTCGCTGAGGGAAGTCCATCTATAGTACGTACTGACCCAAACTATTCAAGCTTGGGTAAACAGTTAGCACAAAGAACTATGGACGAAAGCGGTAATTATATTATCAAACCTTTTAACATTCGTCTTGGCAGAAAAGTTGACGCTAATAACGACATTGTCGCTGATCTACTTAAATTAGAAATTGACCCTGGTCTTGCATATGTCAACGGTTACAGAGTTGAAACTATCGGTAAACTTGTAAACTCAGTTCGCAGAGGAACTGACGTAAAGTCATTGAATCAACAAGTTTTAACTACAACTTTGGGTAGCTATGTATTCGTTAAAGAATATGCAGGTATCTTTAATACTAATGGTTTACAATATGTTTCTCTAAGAAGCTCTGCAGCTACAGCTGTAACATCAACAGTTGGTATTGGTACTTCAGTCAATGGTCTTTCAGCAGCTGGTTCTGAAATTGGCACTGCTAACATACTCGCGATTCAACTAGATGACGGTACTCCAGGTTCAGCCTCTTCTGTCTATAGAATTTACCTCTTTAATATTAAAATGAATAGCGGTCAAAATTTTTATTCAGTTAGAAGTTTGTATGCTATCGACAGTTCTTCAAACAAAGGTTTTGCTGATTTAGTATTAGAAAGTGGTGTGGCTGTATTAAAAGAGCCAAATTTACAAGCACTTACTTATCCATTTAATCAAAAAGCTGTAAAAACTCTATACGCATTCGGCGCTAACAACCAAGCAGAATTTGACTTCAGAACTTCAAATACTGTAGTATTCGCGTCTTCTGGCAATGCGGTTATAACTATACCTAGTAGAACTGGTGGCATCAATCAGTTCCCGTATGGCACTGGAGTGTTGAGTAATACTAACGAAGAAAAGTTTATTATTGTTGCAACAACTCCTGCAACCAGCGCCAATATCTCAGGTTCTGTTTCTAACACTACTGCGAATGCTTTGATAGGTGTATCAACTAACTTTACTGATGATTTATCTGTTGGACTTTCTATTAGAATAGGTAACAGCACAGTTAATGAAGTTAAAAAAATTAGTAAAATTAATAGTGCTACTAGCTTAGAATTAGCTACAAACTTAACTAATCCTTGGTCAGGAGCTAATGTGTCTTGGTCTATTGTTCCAGGAGATGTTATTAATACATCAACTTTAAATGGTGCTTATATTAACATTGCTTCTTCTACAAGCGCATCAATTTACCTTGGTAAAAATTTTAATACATCTTTTAACGCTCAAGTATACTACGACGTTCGTAGAACAACAGCTAACCCATTAAGAAAAACTCTTTATGTTGATACCAAAGTAAAAATCGATACAGCTAACAGCGGTACAACTGGCCCATGGTGCCTTGGTTATCCAGATGTTCTTCGTTTGAAGCACGTATATGTTGGTTCTACTTACTCAAATTCTAATCCTGACCTTCTTAGTTCTTTTATTTTAGATAACGGTCAAAAAGATGCGTTTTATGACTTAGCTCAGTTAAGATTAAAGTCAGGAGCTTCTTTACCTTCAGCTTCTAAAATTTTAGTAGAACTAGATGCATTCCAAGTAGATGCATCTCAAGGTATCGGTTATTTCAGTATTGACTCTTATCCTATAGATGATACTGGTGTTACCGCTAATACTATTCTAACTCAAAACATACAAATTTATCAATCGCCCTCTTCGGGAGCTCGCGATCTTAGAAGTTCTATCGATTTTAGAGTATATACTACTAATACAGCAGTATATACTACTTCAGACGCGTCTGCTACAGTCAATCCATCAAACAATGTAACATTTAATGCATTGACTACAGGGTTTACGCCAACACCAGATTCTTCATTCGAAGCCGACCTTCAATATTATGTTGGCAGATTCGATAAAATTGGTATAGATCCCAGAGGTAATGTTAAGGTTCTAGAAGGCGCTCCGAGCGAAACCCCAACCATACCGCAAGATATTCCTAATATGATGAGTCTTGCAGTAGTTAACATTCCGCCATATCCATCTCTTTCTCCATCAGAGGCTCGCTCAAGCGGAAGATATGATATTACAACAAATTTAACTTATTATAAGAATCGTAGATATACTATGAGAGATATCGGCACACTTGATCGCCGTATCACTCAATTGGAATATTATACATCTTTGAGCACTCTAGAACTATCAACAAAGAGCTTGTTGATACCTAGTTCAACTGGAGGAAATCGATTCCAGCATGGTATTTTGGCTGACGCTTTCATCGGTCATGATATTGGTAACACTTTAGATCCCCAATACAAAATCGCTATCGATTCTAAAGAAACAGAAGCCAGACCATTTTTCCAAACAACCTTAACTGACTCTGAATACAATTCAGGTTTGAGTAGCGGCACAACAATTTCTAATAACGGAAGACTTATATCATTGGCTTATACTCAAGTTGAAAAATATATCAGTCAACCATTTGCCAGCAAAGTAAGAAATTGCTCTCAAGATGTTAATTATGTTTGGAATGGAACAGTATTACTAAACCCAGAAGGCGATTTTGCGCCTGATATTACTATTAATCCTGCAGTCACAGTAAATCTTGATCTGTACTCTAATTGGTTAAACCTTCAAGAGGCTTGGGGTACTCAGTGGGGAGGTTGGGAAGAAGTTTCTTCTAGCACAAATTCTTCTACACAAGTTGATACAACTTTATCAACAGTTACTGGCGGTGGTGGTGCATCTGTTACTACTTCTGCAACTTCCACAACCACCACAACTACTACGACCTCTGCTCAAACAAATGCAGGAACACAACTTTCTGTAAACAATACTCAAAATGTTTACGAATTTGGTTCATATCTTACAGATTTGAATATTCAGCCTTATTTGAGACCTAAATTAGTTAAGTTTACTGCCTTCGGTCTCAAGCCGAATACTATCTTTTATGCGTTTTTTGATGACATTCCAGTTTCGATATACTGCTTAAAAACAGATAGTAATTTCGTTCCTGCAGCCTCTGCTAGTGTATTACAATCTTCGTCTGAAGGCACATTGTTTGGTGTGTTTGCTATACCAGCAAACACATTCTTTGTCGGCGAAAGAACTTTCAAGCTTGTCGACGTATCTAACCTCACATTGTTTGGAGACAATATACAGTCTTTTGCGACCAGTAGATATTTTGGTTCAAACGTTTCTTATGCCCAAAATAATATCACATTGAATACTACTGAAGCTCAGGTAACTGTAGATAATGTTACTGATGATAGAACTATCACTACTGTTGATACAGAAACTAATTGGGAATTTAATATAATCAGTATCGATGGTGGCGATGATGGCGACGGCGGTGGATGGAACCCTGGAGACAATGATCCTATACTTCAAACATTTTCAGTTAAAGAGCCAAACGTTATACCAGGAATTCATATAACTTCTATTGACGTTTTCTTCAATACTAAAGATCCAAATTTAGGCGTGACATTAGAAATAAGAAATGTTATAAATGGTTTTCCAGGTTATAACGTAATTCCATTCAGCGTTAAACATTTGTCTTCGTCAGAAATAAATGTTTCAGCAGATGGTAGCACTAGAACTAGATTTACCTTTGATGCTCCTGTTTTCTTAGAAAACAATAACAGTTACGCTTTCTGTCTTAAGCCTGATGGTAACAATCCTAATTATGCAATTTGGGTTTCTGAACTCGGCAAAGTAGATATTGCTACTAAATCGCCTATTTTTAATAATAGCGGCGTTGGCGTTATGTTTACCAGTTCTGACAACAAAACTTGGACGCCATATCAAAAAGAAGACATTAAGTTTTCTATCAATAGAGCATCATTTTCTCCATTAAGTGCAACTTGTGTTCTTAACAATGATGATGCTGAGTATTTAACAGTTGATTCTATCTTAGGTTCGTTTGGCGCAGAAGAAAGAGTATACTTCTCAAACAATAGAATTACAAACACAGGTAATGTTTCCTCAACCAGCACTCTTGTAACAAATGTTAATACCGCAGGATTTAGC